CGTGCCATCGCCCGAACGCTCAACGTCTCAGAGGGCACGGCGTTCAAGCACCGGTCGAAAGCGTGCCAGTGCTACAAGGGTGGCGCGGCATGAGTGACCCAGTGAATCACCCCGCGCACTACACCAGCGGCCCGAAGCACAGCGCGTGTGGCGACCCGATCGAGTGCATCGACATTGTCGAGTCAATAACACTGCCTATCGGGTCGGCCATTCAGTACCTGTGGCGCTACCAACTCAAGGGCGAGCCGATCCAAGACCTGCGCAAGGCTGCCTTTTACATCCAGCGCGAGATCGACCGGCTTAACAAGCTCGAGCAGGTGCCCAAGGTTGACCAGGGCGAAAAAGTCCGCTGGTCGGAAAACTGATGGGCGCACTAGCCGAGACGATCACGACACAGATCGCGGCGAACGTAAACAACCGTATCCTCATCCTCGACGTCGAACGCGTCGCCGGCATCACACAGCAATTCTTCTGGGACCGTGGCGACCTACAGAAACGCTACATTCACCACGAGACCGTCACCCGCGAACCTCGCACCACCATCGTGTGTGCGAAATGGTACGACCAGCCAGACGTGATCCGTCTAGCTGAGTGGGACAAGGGCGGACGTGCCAAGTTCCTCCGCGAGGTCCACAAACTCGTCTCATCCGCCGACATAATCGTCGGCCACAATATCGATCGAGCCGACGACCCGTGGTTGCGTGGCGACTTCTACCTCCCGCGCATCGGGCATTCACACGTCCCGAAGCTGCCGCCGTTGCCGCCATATAAGACCGTAGACACGCTCAAGGTGCTGCGGGCGCAGTTCAAAACGGGTGCACCGTTTAAAAGTCTCGACGCGTTCTGTAAAATCGTTGGCATCCCGGCAAAGACCGACGCATACGACCGTGACGCAATGGAACGTGCGGTCGCTGGCAGCATCGAAGACCGCGAACGACTCACCGAGTATTGCGCGGGCGACGTGATTGCCACACAGGGCCTGTACGACTGGGAACGGCCGCACATCAAGAATCACCCGGCACTGTTCGTCGATGGTGAGGACCGGATGCGTGTCTGCAACCGTTGTGGCGGCGAAACGCGTGACAGCAAACGCCGCTACGTCGCCAACGTGTTGACTTATTCGATGCGCAAGTGCACCAACTGTGGCGCATACTCGCGGCTCAGTATTGAGCCCGAGCGCATGAGCCTGATCCGCGGTGTCTGATGCCGACCTGCGAGCTATGCGGTGACTGCGTCGATCTCGGTGAGCAATGGTGCCCATCGTGCGCCATCGACATTGAGATGGAAATTGACGAGATGCTCGACGGCCCGACGCCACAGAGCGATTAACCGGAGGCAACATGTCATGTCTACGAACTGGGCTTACCGCTTCTGCCCCGACTGCGGCGTAAGGCTCGCATCACCCGGTGAGCTGCTCTGCGACCGGTGCGAATACGACTGGGACGTCAAAGCCGCGCAGATCGAAGCCGACCATGAGTAGAACGCTACGCAAGCGCTGGGTATGGGATGAAGCCTCAGACGACAGCCGGCTCGTCAAGGCACGCGAGAACACCTGTAAGCCACGCTGCGGTTGCAAGGCATGGACGCTCATAGACGTTCACCTCGGGCGACGTCGGCAACGCTACAACGCCCGAGCACAGATCATTGAGCAACTCGATGCGCAGTGAACACAGGATGACCGGCGACGAACAGGATGCCTTCACTGCATGGCGTCACCTGTATTGCTACCTGTCACGCGCTGGTGCAGTCAAGCGCGTGAAGGTCCGCGCGCACCGTTATGACCGACGCGTTGCCAAGCGTGCAGCTATCCGCGAACAGGCCGACCAATGATCAACCGATGCCCGGCATGTGGCAAACGACGCGGCACCACACACCGAAACCGAGTCGCAGCAGCACGCGTCTACATCGCAGCCACCGAGAAGGCCGGCCTAGAAGTGCCCGACTGGATCCGCAAACTGGCAGCCATGTGATGCCCGCCACCTACTGCGACCGGCACCCATCAGCACGCGCCGCCAACGTCTACACGCTAGGCACGGCCTTCCTGTTCTTCTGCGGGCACTGCAGCCACCAGCACGAGCTGACACTAGCTAGCCAAGGCTGGGATGTAGACGCCGTCACACAACCATGCGGACCATCAGACAAGGTGGCAGTGCCATGATCTACGCGGTTGAAATCGGCGACGTACGCGCAACCATGGACGACGACCAAAACGAATCAGCGCCCATGCCAGACTTTGCCGTCGACTACCTCGCCAGGTGCGCCCAAGTCGCATGGTCCACCTACCAAGCAATGGTCGACACCGACACTGCCGCATGTGCCACGGATGCCGACTGAGTCACGCTGCTGGTGCGGAAGATGGTTCGTCGTTGATCCACTGCGGAAACAATGCGAGTCAGGCGATCACCTCACTCCCGCGGGTGACTAGATCTTCGCCATGCAGTCGTTGTAACCCTTGGAGCTAAGGTCCGGATACTTCTTCGAGCACCCCGCGACCTGATTGGCTACACCTTGCGCACCCGACGCTAATGCGGTCCGTGTCTTGACACTCGACGACGTGATAGCCATCTGCAACACGTAGCCGGCAGTGTCGCTGCTGAACCTCTTGCCGAGCATCTTCTGTAGTGCACGATCGGCAGTCACGCACGACGACGCAGACCCGCAATGCGCGTCCAGGTAAGCCACCGACCAATGCGCCGCCGCGGTCTCGTTCGACGGCATCTGGTCCGACGCGCCCGGCTTTGCCATTGGTGAAGCTGCACCTGTAGCACTTGTGCTAGAGCAGCCAGCCAACGCACCAACCAAGACGACACCAGCGGCCGCCCACTTCAAGTTCATGGAGGCGACGCTACACCCGAACGGAGGCGAACGGGAATGGTTGCAGGAAAAGAAGCGTCGCCTAAGGATGTGCAGAACACCGAACGGCTTATGGCGTACTGGGCACACGGTGCCGGTGCTGCCAAGATTCAATGGGGCAAAGACGGAGACTTCGACCGTTGCCGTGTCGAACTCGGCAAGTATGTGGATCCGAAGATCGTCGACGGCTTGTGCAGCAACTTGCATGTGCGTGCGACAGGCGCACGACCTGGACACGCACCGGGCGAGAGCAAGCCAGGAACACGCTGATGCCACGTGCACCTAAGCACTGTGGTAGGCCAGACTGCGACGAGATCGTCACGGGACGCACGTACTGCGCAAAACATGAAGCAGAACAGCAGACCCGAATGGACCTCCAGCGAGGCAACTTCCGAAAACGTGGTTACGACGCACGCCACGACCGCGAAGCCAAGGCAGCCAAAGCAACAGCCATCGCCAACCATGCGACCTGCCCACGCTGCGGAGGCCCGATACTCGCCGGCCAACGACTCGACTACGGCCACACTGTGGCAAGGTCCGTCGACCCCACATCTAGAGCCAACCGCGTAGAGCACGCACACTGCAACAGATCCGCCAAAGCAAACTAAACAGCGAAAACCCCCGCATCGGCTCCAACCGACCGGGGGCGTGGACGAACCTTGAAGGAGTTCGACATGACCAATACTACATCCTGCCGCGTCTACCTAGAGCCATGCAGCATATGCGGAACCATCACCACCTGGCGACGCAAGAGCGCAAAGCCCAGAGTGTGCAAGCGCCCAACCTGTCGACGGGCAGCAAACGCAGCCCGCATGCGCGCGCTATATGCCGAGAATCCCGAACGGTACAAGCAGCGCCAGAAGGACATCCGCCACGACAATGCGACTCCTTGCGTGGAGTGTGGCGATCCAACATCAGGTGAGCGATGCGCGACGTGTCAACGGAGGCGTGCATCGGAAGTTGCGGTGTCTCGGAGACCGCCAGCAAAGACGAAGCCTCCCAAGAGAACACGAACGCCGAAGCAACAACGCGACAAGAAGAAGCCAACGCCGTCACTCCGAGATGCATACGAAGCTAATGACGCGCCACTATTCTTCGACATATTGCAGCAACGTTGCTCACTTGAAGCAGAGACCGGATGCTGGACTTGGGCAGGTCAATCACGCGGCGGTTACGCGTGCCTTAAATGGTCACGCAAGAACCATCGCGTCCATCGACTCTCGGCGCGGATGTCCTACGGAACCATCCGCGGACCTGTGGTGCATCACGTCTGTGCGAACACACTCTGCGTCAACCCCGACCACTTGCAGCCGGTATCGCACCGCGAAAACGTGGCCGAGATGTTACAGCGGCACTACTACCTTGACCGCATCGCTGAACTAGAGAATGCGCTTGCCGAATATGCACCGAAGCATCCGTTGCTGGACTCCGGAGCGCCGCCGCTTCTTGCCGTCAGCTAAGCCGGGGCCGGACCCCCTGGGCCCCTCTGTTCCCGGTGCCGAGACGTACTGCAGAAAACGGGCCGTACGAGATCCCCGGCCAATCCTGGTGGTCATTGTTCGGCACCGAACGGTCCGCGGGTGGGCGATCTGGCCCAGGCCTGGCCGATGCATACCTATGCATCGCTGACCGCCGGCCGATTCATCTATCCAGGAGGTCACGATGCCTGGTCCCGCGCCGAAGCATCCGAGCACTCGCGCACGTCGCAATAACCCGAAGGCTGGGTTCGAGTCGTTGCCGGCGACTGGTCGTAGTGGGTCTGTCCCGTCGTGGCCGTTGCTGCCTGATCCGGTGATGTTGGCCGAGAAGGAGTTGTCCGAGTCTCGCATATGTGACCTGCAGGTGGAGATTGAGTCTGCGGAGGATGGCCGGACGAAGGGTCGTTTGCGTCGGCAGCTTGCACAAGCTGAGATGTCAGTGGCTGTGCTTGGTCTGAAGATTGAGCAGGGGCGCGATTCTGAGGTTGCATTGTGGGGGCTGTTGTGGGCTGATCCGCAGGCTGTCATGTGGGATTCGTCGGTGGCGTTCCAGCGGTCCGTTGCGTTGTTTGTGCGTTGGCAGATCCGGGCCGAGCAGGGTGATTTGAAGGCTGCCCCCGAGGCGCGGATGATGTCGGATCGCCTTGGTTTGAATCCATTGGCGTTGCAGAAGTTGCGTGCGGAGATTGAGCACGCTGCCGAGGCCGAGGATCGGGGTAAGCGTCGCCGTGCGGCTCCTGGTGCTGGCGTAGTGGCAGCGAAGCGTAGGGGCGATGGTGACGATGACCCGCGTTCCGTGCTCAGCGTCGTGACCTGATGGCCGGCTTGGTCGTTCCGGCATTGGATGAACACCCGTGGCCGACGCTTGGCCCGCAGATAGCTGACCTGATCGAGGAACGCTGCGTGTTCGGCCCTGGGTCGCTGAAGGGTCAGCCGGCGCGGCTTGATGCCGAGAAGCGTGCGGCGCTGTATCGCATGTATGAGGTTTACCCGCAGGGTCACCCGTTCGAGGGTCGCCGCAGGTTCAAGCGGGCGTGCATTTCGTGGCGTAAGGGTCTGGCGAAGACCGAGTTCGGCGCTTGGGTGACGTTCGCTGAGTTGCACCCTGATGGCCCGGTTCGTTGTGACGGTTTCGATGCAGACGGTGATCCTGTAGGCGCCCCTGTCGTTGACCCGTACATCCCGATGCTCGCCGTGACTGTCGAGCAGGTCGAAGAGCTTGCATTTGGTGCCTTGACGGTCATGTGCCAAGAGGGCCCCGACGCTGATTTGTTCGACGTGTCGTTGGAGCGGATTATCCGCTTGGACGAGTGGGGTCGCGCGGATGGCAAGGCTGTTCCGTTGTCGAACTCGCCTGGTTCGCGTGATGGTGCTCGTACGACGTTTCAGTTCTTCGATGAGCCGCACCGGCTGTATTTGCCGCGGCAAGTGGGCGCGCACGAGACGATGGTTGCGAACCTCGAGAAGCGTGCCATGGAGGACCCGTGGGGTCTGTATGTGGGCACGGCTGGTGAGCCTGGGCAGGATTCCATTGCCGAAGGCTTGTATCAAGAGGCGCAACTGATTGCGTCGGGTGAGATTGATGACCCGCAACTGTTCTTCTTTCACCGTGAGGCTGGCCCTGGTTATGACCTGACCGTCTTGGATGACCGGGTGAAGGCTGTTCAAGAAGCTACCGGACCGGTAGGTGAGTATGGCCCTGGTCAGTTCATGGGTATTGCGCGCCAGTGGGATCGTCCGAAGGCTGACAAGGCTTACCTTGAGCGCGTCTGGCTGAATCGTTGGGTGAAGTCCGGCGCGCAGGCGTTTGATTCGCAGGCTTGGGATGATCTTGTCGGTGAACCGATTCCCGACGGCGCGGCTGTCACGGTTGGTTTCGATGGCGCGCGTTTCCGGGATTCTACGGGCTTCGTGGTGACGGACCTTGCCACCGGGTGTCAGCGACTGTTTGCGACGTGGGAGCGGCCCATTGAGGACGCTGACGGCTGGGAAATTGACGAGTCTGAGGTTACGGCGTCCGTTGAGGACATGATGAAACGTTACCGGGTCGTTTCGGCATACGCTGATCCGCCGCATTGGACTGAGACTGTCGGCACGTGGGCTGGTCGTTGGCCTGGTGTGTGGATGGAGTGGTGGACGAATCGTCCGACGCAGATGTCTAGTGCGGTTCGTGCTTATTCGGAGGCTATTGCGTCGGGTGCTGTAACCCATGAGGTTGGCCGTGACGTTGATGATCGTGGCAATGAGGCCCGGTTTGCGCGGCATATTGCGGCTGCTGGTCGCAAGGACATCAACCAGTATGACGACGACGGTTCGCGGAAGTTCGTTTTGGCGAAGATTCACCCGGATCGCAAGTTTGACAATGCGATGGCTGCCGTTTTGTCGTGGCAGGCGCGACTTGATGCGATTGCCGCCGGCAAGAACAAGCCGCGCGCGAAGCAACGAGTTATTCGAGCACGATGACGAAGGGAGGCCGTAGTGCCGATTGATGTTGACACGAAGGGTTCCCCTGGTTGGTGGATGGAGCGGTTGTCTGTTGCGTTGCAGCGTGAGTTGCCGCGTTTGAATCTGCTTGAGGCGTATGCGTCGGGTCGGCCCCCGTTGGCGTGGGGTTCTGAGGCCGCGCAGACGAAGTTTTACCGGTTGCAGGCGACGTCGCGGACGAACTTTGCGGCCACGATTGTTGATGCGCCGTGTGAGCGGATGGGTTTGCGGTCGGTTCAGACGGCGGCGAATAATTCTGATGGCGGGGATGCTGATGCGTGGCGTCTGATTGTCGAGAATGACATTGATGTGGCGATTGGTGATGCTGCTCGGATGGCTAAGAAGTTTGGTCGTTCGTATTTGGCGTCGGCGTACCCGGATGGTCCTGGTGAGCCGGCGATCATTACGGCCGAGGATCCTCGGTTGATGATTACTGAGGGTGATCCTATTCAGCCTCGGAAGGTTCGGGCGGCTTTCAAGTTGTTTTATGACGCTGAGGCCGAGCTGGATGTCGCCATCTTGTGGTTGCCGGGTGAGAAGTGGGTG